AATAACTAACTTGCGTTATGCAGTTGGTCAACCAATGGGTGCTTATAGTTCATGACCTGCCTTCACCCTTACTCATCATTTAGTTGTTGCTTGATGTGCTTTTAAAGCATACAAAACAATGACTTTTGACCAATATATAATATTAGGAGACGATATTGTCATTAAAGATAATAAAGTAGCCGAAATATATAAAGGACAAATGAAGAGAATGGGAGTCGGTATATCTTCTGCAAAAACACATGTATCAAAAGATACATATGAGTTTGCAAAAAGATGAATTAATAATGGAATCGAAGTTAGTGGTTTACCAATGAAGGGTATCATTTCAAATTATAAAAATTTAAGAGTAGTTTACTCTCAGATTTTAAATTATGTGATGAAAATCCCTCATGTTAAACTTCTATCATCTTATCAGATCTTCTTGTCAGTGTTTAATAAGTTCCCTGTTTATAATTCTAAAGGTAAAATCGTAAGATATTATTCTTTAAAATATTTACAGAGACTTAAAAGTTTCACTGAATCAGTGAGATTTTCCTTTGGTGTTTTAACACCATCAGAAATGAGAGAGATTCTAACAAGATATCAATCTCACTCTGAAGAAGGAGAATTCTCTTCAATCCCTAATGAGAACTTAATCCCTAATTATTTTAAGGGGATCCTCATTAATGGTTTGGCTGATTCCGTGCTTAACACCTTGAAAGATATAAACAGACAACTAGATTCATTCGAAAGATTGAATCCTGATGAACGTTTACATCTGACATATTCTGGTGTTATGTACGGTCTGAAGAATAGAATTGAGAATCTCCAGAAGATGGCTGAAAGTTGAATGAATGATGACGTACCTTTGTACGAAATTATAAATCAATTCTCAGTTACATCTCCTGATAAATTATCCCGTAAAGATAGGGATATATCTATCCGATTAGACAGAATGGATTCTTTATGAACTAAAAGTTTAATAAAACATTTTAGTAAAGAAAGATTTCCAGACAGTTATTATAATAACGGTCGTCTAATGGGGAGTCTTGATGCCCTAGATATTACTCGCTCTGGAATAGAAGTTTCATCAGTTTGAAATACTGACCTAGAGAGATTCTCTCGTCGGTTAGTTGATTCAATTGATTACTTTATTTCAAAGAACCTTGTTAAAAAGGAATCCCAGTTATAGATATAGATGTCTATAAAAAGTGGGGGCCCGGTTAATAATGTGTAGAAAAATTATTAACCCATGGGAGTAAAACATAGGTATTCTATCCAACTTACA